GCGGAAACACCACTGCTATCAATCCCTCAAATGCCTCAATACCAGCAGTTGTGCCGACTGCATTTACCCAAATTGTTAGAACTTCTTCAGCTTCTGCGACTCTACAAGTCGTAGGCGGTGGGGCAGGTGGAGATCATTTAACGGTTCCTCAATTTTTGGGATTAAAATGAAGACTCTTGCAGACTTAGACGCTGAGATCGCCAAGTTAGAAAACGAGCAGATTCAAGATCTTGAGGCAAGCAAGAACTATGAAGAGAATAACCGGGTTTATTTCTTTAGGCCGTATGCTTGGATGGAGAGAGCCTTAGAGGTTATTAGGAATAATAATATTATTGTCATGCCTGCGCCTAATAAGATCGGGAAAACTGCATTGAATTGCTGTGTAATGGATTCATGGTGTAGAGGCTATGAGGCTTGGAACGAAGTAGACAGCAAATATAAAGGTGCTATTAGGGATATAGTTAATGGCAAGGAGCGATTTTTCAAGCCTTCATCTCTGAAAATAAAGCCTCCGGTTAGATTAAGAATATCTGGAGAAGACTGGTTTAAGCATTTTGGGGAGACAATCTTACCTGAAATGAGAAAATGGTTGCCAAAAGGCGATTATGAGTACAAGCGGAACTCTATGGGCTTCGATTATAAGTGGATTCACAGGAAAACGGGATCGACAATAGAGTTAATAACCTATAAGCAGGATGCGGAGGCCGCTGAGTCCTGGTTCGGTCATGCGTGGATACCAGATGAGCCTCCACCCCAGTCAATGTTCGAGGGGATGTCTCGTGGGATATTCCTGAATAAAGGCAAAGTGTATATGCCGACTACTCCGCTTAAAGAAGCGTGGATACTTGATGAGCTTGTCCTGAGTGGACGGAGAGATGTCGGAATAATTGACGACTTAACTATCCTTGCTAACGATGACTTATATTTAGGAGACACTAAGACTCTGAGGAGGCTTGGGCTAAAGAAGGATCAGATTGATGTGTTCTTCGACACCCTACTATTTAAGAACAAGTCTAAGCGGATATTCTCAGAGGATCAAGGAAAGGCGGCAGAGAGGTTTATAGAGGACATAGCTCCGCTTAAAAAGCATACCATTATCAATGATCTCATGCTATTAAGATTTGTCAAGGATACTCCTCCTGAGCTTGCGGCCACTAGGTTTGGTGGCCAGTTTAAGTCATTGGTTGGAAGGGTCATAAAGAGTTTCGACAAGAATAAGCATTGGGTGGAACCGTTTGAAGTGCCAACTGATTGGCCTGTAATGGCTATGATCGACTTTCATTTAAATAAGCCTCACGCCGTTTCTTATCACACCGTAAATAAGCAAGGTGTATACTTCATAATTAAAGAAATATACGCTAATATGTCTACAGAAGAGCTTGCAGATGCTATCATTAGAGATAAAGTGTCTCACGCTTGGAGATTATTGGAAGCCCAGATTGATCCACTATCAAAGGGAGACACCCATTATATGAACAATAGGTTCGGTGACTCTCTTGAGGATTCATTTTCTATTATCCAGAAGCGGCTGAAAGGACACGGGATTAAGCTATCCGTTGGTTCTAAGGATAAAGTAAGTGGTATCAATAATATGAATTCAGAGCTTAAGGGTATCAATGGGACTCCTACCTCTTTTGTGTTCAATACCTGCAAACGTCATTTTCTTGAGCTTATGCGTTGGGTTTATGACGATCATGCAAAGCCTTCAAAGGGTAACAAGGATGATTACGATGATATGATGGAGAACTGGTATCGCAGGACTCTTTCTGGCTTGAGATATAAGGATAAACCGAAGCAGTCTAGCTACAGTCAGCCTGCATATTCAGGCGAACACTCTTGGATGGGAATGTGATGAAAGATAAAGACAACTTTCTGGCAACTGTACGAGAAAATCGCAGGATTGCAGTAGATGGCTATAATAAAATCTACTCCAAGTCCCTTGAGGACATGCGGTTTGTTTACGATATCGATGGCGCTCAATGGCCTGATGGACTAAAGAGCGATATAAAGCTAACTGCTAACAACCTCCAGAAGTTTATGAGGATCATTCGTGCAGATGCTAGGCAGAACAGGCCAAGGCTAAAGGTTGTGCCTGTCGATGATTTTGCTGATGTCCAGAAGGCGGAACTAATAAACGGTCTTATACGGCAGATAGAGCATCTGAGCGATGCCGACATTGCATACGACACTGCTTATGCTCAGGCTATTGGCGGATCTATCGGTTACTTTAGGATTATTACTGAGTTCTCAGATTCACATAGTTTTGAACAAGACATAAAGATAAAGAGGATACAAAACCCTTACACTGTACACTTTGACCCGTCTGCGAAAGATTTTAATAGATCGGACGCTCAATATTGCTTTATCGATGAGTGGATGAAGAAGGAGGACTTCGAGCGTGAATATCCAGGGGTTGATGCGACATCTCAGGGGCATGACAGTCAGGGGCAATCTTACGAAGGCTGGTTTCAGCCTAATAAGGTTCGAGTCGCTGAGTATTACTGGAAGAAGAAGGTTCCGTTCACCTTAGCTCTGATTAGACGAACCATGCCGGACGGACATGTAATAACCCAAGCCGAGGAGCTTACAGACGAGATTAAGGGGTTTATTGGTCAAACTAACTCCGAGATAATAGAGGAGCGACAGAGTTTTAAGACTGAAGTAAAGTGGGCCAAGGTCACAGCTAACGACATTCTAGAGGAGACTGATTGGCCTACTGACCAGATCCCAGTTATCCCAGTCCAAGGAGATGAGATAGTCGTCGATGGAGAGACTCATCTTCTCAGTTTTCATCGTGGCGCTCAGGACATGCAGAGGATGCTTAACTTCTGGCTGACTAAAGCTACTAAGATCATGGCTAAGTCGCCTGACGCTCCGTTCTTATTGACTCCAGAGCAGGTTGAAGGCCATGAGAACATGTGGAGCCAACCAAATGCTCTTGATCGGGCTTATATGCTGTTCAACGAAACCAATCAGGGCAAACCTGCTAGAGAACAGCCTGTAGCACCTCCGATTGGGATGTTGTCTATGTTGCAGACTATGGCAGCAGGTATAGAGGATCATCTTGGGCAGTTCGACGCTTCTAAGGGCGCTCCATCAAATGAGAGAAGCGGAAGGGCTATAAATACTAGGATTGCACAGTCAGCTAAGGGGAGTTTTGTATTTGTTGACAACTACACAAGAGCCTTGATATATGCGAATAAAATTCTTGTATCTCTAATTCCTAAAATATACGATACTCAGAGGGCTGTGCAGATTAGAGGAGAGGATGGCAGTTCAGAATTAACTGCTATCAATTCGCCTACAGGTGACGTTAATGCTGACAATTCACCTGTTATAGAGAATGACTTGTCTGTTGGTAAGTTCGACCTGATTGAGACAGTGGCCGCATCTTCAGTGTCGAGAAGGCAAGAAGAACGGCAGGATCTTCTTGAGGCGTTACAATATGCAGGGCCAGTCGCCCCTGCACTTCTGCCTATCATTTTTGAGCTATCCGATTCTCCGAACTCAGGCAAGGTGACTAAGATCGTGAACGAATTTATTAAGTCTATTCAGCAGGGTCAACAAGAAGGACAACCACAACAATAGGAGGAACAAATGGACAACGAAGCGACCGCAACGGTCGAAGAGGGCGTAGTAGTTGAGGAATCGCCCGTCTCTACAGAAAATAGACCGATTATTGAAGATAAGGTCGAAGATGCACTAGAAAAAGTCGAGAAGCAGGAGGAGAAGCAGGCTCCAAGGCAACCTAAGCATGCAACTGCACAAGACCGTATCCGATATTTAGACAAAGAGAACAAGAGCAAAGAATCTCTTTTGGCAGAAAAAGATAGGCGTATTAAGGAGCTTGAGGATACAACCTCTAAGAAGGCCGTGTCTGATATCGTTAGGCCTAAGTCTGAGGACTTTGAAACAGACGAAGATTTCAATGTGGCTATTGACAAGTATTACGACGATAGGTCTGACGCTAGATCTGCTGAGAAGGACAAAGCTGTGTTGGCAGAGAATGCTCAGAAGGCTCATGCCGATCAATGGAACCCGTTTTTTGACAGAATTGACTCTCTTCCAGAGGACCAGAGGCAAGGTGCTATCGATGCGGCTAGTGATGAAACAATCTCGTATAGTGCCGTTATGCAGAACGTGGTTCAACAATCAGACACTGGGCCGCAGCTTGTTCAGCATTTCCATAACAACAAGGACGTTGCGGAGGCAATATCTAAGATGCCTATGCTGCAAGCAGTGAATGAGATGAATAGAATAACTCAGAACATCGTGAAGGCTTCAAGTGCTAAGACTGTTTCTAGCGCTCCGCAACCAGTTTCTCCGGTATCAAGTGGTGATGCTACAGCGAACAAAGATCCTGACTCTATGTCGCCCGAAGAGTGGCGAGAATGGCGCAACGAAAGAACTAAAGTCTTTTAATGTGATACACTTACTGTATTAGAGGGCGTTACCAAGGAATCGCCCACCTTGACTTTGTTTTGAAATATGCGGCCAGTAGGTCGAAGAAGGCGTTAATGATTGGAGAATCGCCTACTCCTCGATATAAATTAAGAGGAGATTATGGCAAATTCAAACTTGACTGCGGTTGGGATTACGAGGGAAGCGGCTCGTATTCTCCATAACAAATCCGCATTACTTCAAACCGTTAATCGTCAATATAATGATAGGTTCTCTTCAGCTGGCGCGACTCCAGGTGATCAGATCGATATTAGGCTCCCTCACCAGTTTGAGGTTAGATCTGGTTCGGTCATGAACGTCAAGGATAACGCTGAGAAGAAGGTGACTTTCCAAGTCGCACAACAGCGTGGTGTTGACATGAATTTCGGGGCGAAGGAACTTGCTCTTGAAATTGATGACTTTAGCCAGAGATTCCTTATCCCTGCAATGTCTAGACTTGCGGCTGAGATCGACTTTCTTGGGTTCACTGAGATGTACAGAAATGTGTACAATCAGGTCGGTACTCCTGGGTCTACTCCTGCGACTGCTAAAGTTATCCTTGATGCAGGTGCTAAGATGGACGACTTTGCGGCCCCTATGGACGACCAGCGTTTTCTTGCTGTGAATCCAGAAGCCAACGCTGCAACTGTCGATGCTCTAAAGGGCTTGTTCCAAGAGTCTAATAGTATCGCATCTCAGTATCGCATGGGTAAAATGGGGCGTGCTTTGGGTTTTGATTGGACGAAAACTCAGAACATCAATCGTCACACAACTGGGGCGTTTGCCGGATCTACTCTTGTTGATGAGCCTGGTGGTGTCACAGAGGGTGATTCAGTTATTGATATCGATGCCTTCACAGATGCCGCACCTACAGTCAAAAAGGGTGATACCTTTACGATTGCAGGTGTCAACGAGGTAAATCCTGAGACTAAGCGTGATACTGGCAACCTGCAAAGGTTTGTAGTTACGGCAGATGCTACTGGGTCAACCAACCAGATTCTTGGTGTAGCGGTAAGCCCTGCGTTTATTACGACTGGGGCATATCAGACCGTAACTGCTCTTCCGTCGGATGGAGCCGTAGTCTCATTCTCTGGGACTGCATCGACGGCGTATCCAGTCAATATGGCCTACCACAAAGAGGCTCTGACTTTTGCAACTGTTGACCTTGAAATGCCAACAAACGCAAACTTCTCTGCTCGTCAGGTCATGGATGGGGTGTCAATGAGAATCTGGAAGGGTGACGACATCACTAACGATAAGTTCCCTTGCAGGATTGATGTCTTGTTCGGTTGGAAATTAGTCAGGCCGGAACTTGCCTGTCGTGTAATTGGATAGAGGAGGTCTGAAATGGCTGTAGATCAATTATCAAAAGGAAACCCCGATGGAACTACTTTGGGGCAGTCTGCAACTGACAAGGTAGGATTTCACGGTTCTACTCCTGTAGCTCAGAGATCAGGGGCGGCACAGCAAGTAGCCCCAGCTGGTGGAACTGGTGTGGCGGCAGGTGCTTGGTCGTCTGCTGCTGACAGGGACACCACTATCAATCTCCTCAATGAGATACGATTGGTTCTCGTTAATTCTGGGCTCATGAAGGGTTCCGCTTAATCTTTGATATGTGGGACGGCTTTAGTTAGCCGTCCCACATAAAAGGATTTATATGCTAGACGAAAGACCTCCAGAGCCTTTCCATGACATCTGGATGTATCATTTAGACTATCGCCCAAGGTTGTTCAGAGAAGCGACTAGAAGGGATATCTCTAGCTTGAAGAAGCAGGGCTGGAAAGATCACCCTGATAAGTGCAAACAATCTAAGCCTCCAAAGGACGAAGATATTGAAGAAATATCCGATAAGGAGCTTGAGGAGATAAATGGCTAGTGTCGCTGTAGATATTATAGACCCTGCTCTTCGTAAATTAGGGATAACTAACCCACAGGCAAACGAGAGATCTGACGCACTATCAGCTCTTAATGCGATGCTAGGCTCATGGTCTGCTCGTAGATTAACCTTATTCGCTGTCACAAGGGAGAGCTTCCCGTTAGTCGTTAACGATTCTGAATACACTATAGGCTCTGCCGGAGACTTCAACACTGTCCGACCGTCAAGGATAACGCAGGCGTATCTTTCTGATTCAGGGCAAGATTTCCCCCTTACTGCAAGAAACCTAAAGACATATAACGACATATTAGATAAGGCCGCTAATGGCAGGCCAACTCAGATTATGTACTTAGCTGAATATCCACTAGGAAAGATTCTATTTAATTTTCAACCTGACAAGATCTATACGTTGCACCTTGATTCTCTGAAGCCGATCACAACGTTTTCTAGCATAAATACCGTCCTCTCTCTCCCCCCTGAATGGCAAGAGGCATTGACATATAACTTGGCGATACGCCTAGCACCTGAGCATGATGTCATCCTTGTGGAGGAGATAGTCGCCATTGCAAGAGTATCGCTGAACAACATTAAAGATCTTAACGCGCCATTACCTGAGCAAGTAGATTTCCACGACCTCCCCGTATCTCGAAGGTCGTTTGATATATTCTCAGGACAGCCAACCTAGGAGATTGAAGAAATGAGTGATGGTGGAGGTCAGTTCAAGTCGTTTGGGCCATTTTTTGATTCTAATGGCACTATCTACCGAGGCATAAGAGTTAATGTGTTTGCGGCAGGCACTACCAATAATAAGACTTACTGGACAACTGAGAACAAGGGAACGCCAGGAGCTTTTCCTCTTGTCGATGCAGACCTTGATGGAATTGTAAGTGCTTTTTTCGACGGAGATTACCGCTTCCAGATAAAGGACTCTGCCGGACTAGACCTTGATGACGTAATTGACTGGGACAATGTAAAGGTCACTTCGGATACTGGCGCTATGTGGGAAGGCAACGCCGGAACTTCTCTCCCAGCAGTTTCGGCTGCAAATAGATGGCAGATGGCTGTTCAGCATACTGCTGGTAATGTATTTGAAAACCTGTTCATCAACGATGGGACTAAGTTCTTAGCGTTAAATGGCAACAAGGTATTTAGGTCTGAGTGGTACTCTGATTTCAATGCCGCCGTGGCCGCTATCGCCGCCACAGAGGCGACTCTTGTAATATCAAGTACTACAGTTGTAACGGCTACCGTGTCATCGCCTTCTACTCTTGCTCTACTATTCGAGGGGCAAGGGAAGCTCTCGATAAACGCACCTCAGGTTTTAACCGTAAACGGGCCTTTCTACGCTCCAATGAAGCATGTCATCACTGGACCTGGGAAGATCATCATATCGACTGGATCGACACCTTGGATACATCCTCAGTGGTGGGGGGCTAAAGGAGACGGAGTGACGGATAGCACCTCTGCTTTTGCTGCCATGATTTTAAATGCCATAGATGCCGTTGGATCTAAAATGTTCACTCCTGGCGGAACATATATGGTTGATAGCGTCGATCTGTCAAACTTGAGAGATTCAATCTTCTCTGGCTCAGGCACTAACACAAAGTTTCATGCACGAGGAAATGGCGTACATTTCTTCACATTAAACACAGGGACGGGCGGTCAAGGCGGAACTCATCCTACTAACATCCGACGGACGATATTTAGGGATTTTACTTTATCAGCGAATAGCTTTACGTTTACAGGAAAAGCTATATATATAGATTTTATGACTGACTCTAGGTTGGATAATATTAGGATAAAGGAGTTTTCTGACCAGCTTTTCGTTAATTTTTCTTGGCTTAATCACTTCTCACAGATTGTTAATGAGCTGTTCACTGGAACCGCTATAGAGTTGAGCAAGGATGACGTAAACGCAGTAACATTTGTCGGGGGACGAATAACCGCTTTTAATGCGGGCATCCCAGCCGGGACAGTAGGCATAGACTCATCTGCTAATAATGCTACGTTTATAAATTGTGACATGGAGAGCGTTAAGATAGGATTTAAACATAAAGGAAAAAGCAATCAACTTTTAGGCTGCCAA